CATCCACGCCATTAGCGACTATAAACCGCAATGGCGTGGATGTACAAAACGGAAAGATCAAAGGTGGGCAGATTGAAGGTTCATTTCTCAACGCTACTAACATTGACAGTGCAAGAATTTCAGGAAGTGAAATAATAGGCAATATCATTTCTGGCGGTACAATTTCAGGCACAAATTTAGAAGGTGGCAATTTAGAGTTAGGCGGAAGCCAAGATGGAACACTAACGCTTAAAGATAGAAGTGGAAACGAACTGGCAAAGATGGACAGTCATGGCTTAGATGTAAAAAAAGGAAAGATACAAGGTACTGAGATTTATGGTGGTACGACAATACCTTTCGAAGCCGCACAGGGTACAGTAAAACTTGGAGACTTTGAAGTAAAAGAAACATCACGGCATATTTTCCAGTCTTCTGATGAATGTACAGGCATGAGTGGGGCTGATGGTGGTCATGGATCGTGGTACTTGTGGGCAGGGTATCAGCAAGGCAACGGATCCGAGAACACAATTTTTATAGTCAATGATGGACAAGTACGAGTTGAAGGCGAGTTGGTTGTTAATGGTGAAGAAATCGAAGATATGATCCAAAGACTCATAAGAGAACATAGTAACTAAAAAAGGAGGTGGAAAATGAGCACTAGAATAGATTTAAATACTGAAATTCAGCAATGGCTAACAGCCAGATATGGTGAAGAAGTGCGAAGTGCAAATGCTAACGCTTTTAGAAAAATTCAAAGCACTGTAAACGCTGCTATAGACGAGATTGAAGGCACAGCTAGAAACATCAACACAACACTTACAAACTTAGAGCCCGCTATCGCTAACGCACAAACAGCAACAAATGCCGCAAATGTGGCAACTAGAAACGCAACTGCTGCCGTGTCTGACTTGCAAGCTAGAGTGGCAGCAGGAGAGTTTAAAGGCGAAAGGGGTGAAAGAGGCGAAAGAGGCGAAAGAGGAGCAAGTGGAGTCACAGCCACAGCAAGTGGATTTTTTACACTAGAAGTAGATGGCAATGGTGATCTTTATGTAGTGACTGTGGACGGTACAACACCGCCCAATTTTGAGCTAGATGGAAATGGCAATCTTTACTTAATCACAGACTAAAAAAGGAGAATAAATGGCTAGAGTTTTAATTGGAAACATCCGAGGACCGCAAGGCGAGAGAGGTCCGCAAGGTGAGAGAGGGCCGCAAGGCGAGAGAGGCGAGACAGGAGCAATGCCAGCGTTAACAAATAATGCACTTGCCACTGTGGCTGGAGTGAGTGCACTTGATGCAGTAATGGGGAAGACTTTAAATGACAAAATAGCACAAAATACAAAAGAGAAAGATGAGATTCGCAAGAATTTTGTAAGTCCAGACAATCCTGCTAGACCATATGTAGCTATGCGAAATCATTTGCCAAACGGTGGGGTTTCTGTATTGCAAATCAACCCAGAAGGCAATTTGGAGCTTGCGAAGCAATCACCAAATGGGCAGTGGGTAGTAAAAAACATTGCAGCATTTTAAAGAATGAGTGGAGGAATAAAATGACAAGTATTTTACTAAAAAATAACGCTAAATTTACACTAGATATAAAAAGCACAGAAAATGAGTTGGCTTTTTTGTGCCCAGATTTTTCGTATTTTGCTACTTTAGCAAATGCAATTACAACTGATAATTTAGAGCACTATAAGATTTTAACAGATGATGTGACTGTAGCAGAGTACAAAGATAAAAGCGTAAAAGGCATAAGAGTAGACAGTGTGGAGCCTCTTGAAATTGTCTTTTTACTGGAAGATCGAACAGCTACAGAACTGGAAATTGAGCGAATCAAGGCGGCACAAGTGGCGAATACAGTAGCGATTGAAGACATTGCCACGCTCTTATCAGATAGCACGAAAGGAGACGAGTAAAGGTGGTTAAGTATTATGTGTACAGAATTATACATGGCGATTTTTCACTTGATAGAGTACCCAAGCTTTGGCATCAAAAAGTAGAAAAAGAATTGCACAAGATGCGAGAGGCAGGGGAAGTTGATGCCAATTTTTTGCTAATGGGGGGGAAATTAGATGTTTTTTTTAAGTGCAATGTTAGCAGCAGCAAGAAGCCAACTTCACAGTAGAATTGTGGAGTTAATGCTTCTTAGCGTAGTGATGGACTTGATTTTTGGAAGCTTAAGAGCACTTAGAGAGCACGAGCTGAATTCATCAGTTGGCATTGATGGAGCTATAAGAAAAGTCGGAATGATCGCTGCGGTTGTATGCTTAGCATTTATGGATGTGCTTGCACCTTTTGATCTAGTACATTTTGTGCCAAAAGAGCTAAAAGAAGTCTTGAAAATAAAAGATATTACGATCATGGAACTCTTTTCGTTGCTTTTTGCAATTTTCGAAGCCTTGAGTGTGCTCAAAAACATGACACTTTCTGGACTTCCTGTCCGCAATGTGTGGGAAAGGTTACATGGTTTCTTGTCAAAAAATACTGGCGAACTTTTGGACTTATCAGAGATAGATGAAGCAAGAGAAAAGGAGCATAAAGGAGAAAATGGAAGTAAATAATTCTTATGCAGCAGGCAAAAAGTTATTGTGTGGCGGATATTCAGAGTATACGCCAACTGGAAAATCATACTTTACAAAGGCTGGAAGATATGGAAAAGAGCCAAAAATTGGAGCTATTGTCTATTTTTATCACACTAGTCAAGCAAGAGTTGCCCATGTGGGAATTGTGATAAGTGTAGATAAAGATAATGAAAAGTACACAATCAAGACGGTCGAAGGAAATACATCCTCAAAAACTTTTGAGCGAAATGGGGGAGCAGTAGCAATCAAAAGCTACACTTTCACAGCTGCAGAAGTTGGCGGATTGCGTCGCATCAATGGATTTGGCTATCCAGCTTTTGATGCGGCAACTTGCGAAGCTTCTGACCTTGTCAGAGTCGCACTTGGCGAAGTTGGGTATTTAGAAAAAGCTTCAGATTATCTTTTACATACTAAGACAATGAATGCAGGCACTAATAATTATACGAAATATGGGCAGTGGTATGGCGACAATGGGGCGTATTGGTGTCAACAATTCGTAAGTTGGTGTGCTTATATGGCTTGTGTAGAGTATCAAAATTCGCATGGCACTGGCTGGACTCAGAAAGATGGCAAGTGGTATTACAAGCAAAAAGGCGAGTTAATAAAGGGTGTGTGGTGTGCCATTGGTGGGCGGTGGTATGTCTTCGATGGCAGCGGTGCAATGATAAAAGGCTGGTTTAAAAACGCCGAGGGTGATTGGTACTATATGAACCTTGCCGACGGCGCTTTGATCAGTGAGCAATGGTTTAAAGATAATAACAAATGGTACTATGCCACAGACAGTGGTATTTTAGCTAAAAATGTCTATATCAAAGATGAAAAAGGCTATTGCTGGGTAAACTATGATGGCGAGTGGGATGGACGATATGTGTCTAGTCCTGATTTAACAGGATGCGAACAAGAAACACCCATGAATAAGATTAAGAATAATGAAGACATTAACTCGTAAAAAAATCGGAGGGCAGGAAACGCCCTCCTAACTGTGAAAATCGTCTTGTTGTGATTTTTTTTCAAGTTCAAGCTCTACAATTTTATGCATCATATCGACTATATAACCCCTAACTTCCCTCTTTCCGTACTCCCAATCTTGGACTGTACGGAGAGGGATTCCGAATTTAGCTGCAAATTGCACTTGTGATAGCTGCAGCTCTTTTCTAAGTTCCTTTACTCTGTTCATCTGCATTGCTTTCTCCTTAATATATCTCGCTTAACTTCGTTACCACTATTGATGGGAAATCACAACTCGAAAGACTTAAGTCGAGTGGGTAAATCTTTCGAAATCCGTTAAAATAATGTACCTCTCCGTACATTATTTTACCATCTTTACTTCGTCCTATTGCCCTCGATACTCTCGCCTCCCCATTTACCTCAACCAATGGATCTGATTCTATCCACTTAAGACCTTGGACGAATTCCTCTTTTGATATACCTTCAAATTCCTCTTTAAAGAGGTAAGACTTCCCTTCGTTGACTAATTTCTTTTTTGCCTCAAATTCCCTCTTTGCCTCTTCAGACATTTCTTCTTCAAAATTTAGTTCTAATGACATTTCACCAAATACTTCTGCCTTCAGTCTTTGAATCTTTCTAAAGCTTTCGAAGTCCTCGCTTAGCCACAAGTTATCGTGAATATCTGAAAGCCGTTCCATATATTCAATTTGTTTTTTGCCTGGTTTTTCTGTAAAGTAATAGTACTTAAACACTTCAATTTCTCCCGAGTCTAGATAGTAATCTCTTAACACCCAATATTTTTGATCAATGATCAGATGTTGTCCTTCTGTCCCTAGTTTGTTCCTATCTGAGCATTTTTCTTCTAACTCTCTAACCCAACCGCATAGAACCTTTTCGCAATTCAAAACCTTTTTTACTTCTCTGATCAACCTTTTATTCTCTTCTCTTAATTCCTCTTTTGACATTTGCTTTTTCATTTTCCTTCTCCTCATCGTCCACTTTTCCCTTTTTATCTGCAAACCCTCCGAAGAGGGCTTGCGTTTTTAAGTTCTATTCCTCTCTTTCCACTGCTACCTCCATAATTCTTTCAAAAACCTCTGGATCATCTAAGTAATCCTCTTTTGTGTCCAAACCCTTTTTATCCTCATCGGATAACTCGTACATATTAACTTCAAAAATCGTACCGTCAAACATATCAATAAAAATTTTGTTGTTAGCCTCATCTGCTTCTGTCCAACTAACATCCCACCTCGTGTACTTTTCTTTCATTTTTAATCCTCCAAAATTTGTTTTATTGTTTTCCTGTACCTCTCTTAACTGTCTTTATTATAACACGCATTGCGTATAATGTCAACACCTTTTTAAAACTTTTTTCTATGTAGTTCATTATATTCTTTAGCCATCATCCCAACGAATCCAGGATGCTGTGTGTTGCATTTGCGTTGCATAGTGCTATAAAAATATGATATTTTAGTAAAAAGTAAGATATAAAAATATCGCTTTTCAAACCGCTACAAATGGCTTAAATATAGTCTTTTGACATTATTAAGCCATTTATAGTGTTTTATTTAAACTGGGTTCGACTCCCGTCATCTCCACGCTAGAGCCAGCCTATTTAGGCGGTTCTATTTCTTTGTGTTGCATTTTGCGTTGCATTTTTTCGAAGTGTGACTGAATTTTTTTATTATAGTGCTCTGCTTGATCTGCCATCGTGTGCTGGTATACTGATTTTAGCGTCTTGTCTGTAGACCATCCACCACGCTCCATGATATACTTGTCAGGCACGCCGAGAGCGTGCATAATTGAAGCAGAGTAGTGACGCAAATCATGGAAGCGAAAGTGTTGCAATCGATTACGGCGGATAAATCTTTTGAATTCATTTGTTAGCATTGTGGGGGTTAGGTCTGTGACCTTTCCAGACTTTGGGAGCTTATCGATGACGAATTGTGGCAATTCTACAAAGCGATCACTCCCCACTGTCTTTGGCGGTTTGATAATGAAATCGCCATTTATAGACATAGCCATAGATTTATTTATGTGTGCGACGGTCCCTCGGACATCTTCAGCCGTAAGAGCACAGATTTCTCCTCGTCGCATCGTGCCAAAGCTTGCGAGGAGTATAGGAATTTCTAGCCGTGTACCTGCTGCGAGCTGCAGCAGTTGACGGATATCGTCGTCAGTGGGTATCGTCAAGGCAGGGCGTACACGCTGCGGCAAAATTGTATTATAATTTATATTTGCGTCTACGCTATGGACGACAGCGACAATGAGACCATGGATATTGCTTACAGTTTTTGGCGAGACTACGCCCACAAGTGAATTTATAAAGTGCTGAAGCTTTAGCTGTGTGAGGTCTTGCACAAGTACAGCGGAAAGAGGTAGGAGTCTAGTACGCTGTAAAGTTTTGTAGCCTCGAATTGTCGTTGGTGATAGAACTGGCGTTCGTAGTTCTATGTAGTTTGTGAGTGCATCCCCAAATGTTATAGGGGTGCATTCTTTTTCTTTTTTGTCTAATCGATCACGAATTGCGAGCATTTCCGCTTGCTTCTTAGTAGCAGCTGTATAGCTTTTATAATGTCTCTTGCCTTGACTATCTGTATAGTCATATGCGAGAACACGCCATCGCCCACTCTTGGTTTTTCTAGCATTTGCCATTTTTTCTCCTTTTGGCTAGTACTGTAGTACTAGCCTTTTTTCTTATTCTTTTCTCTTACTCAACAAATACTTTGCGTATTGTAGCATTTCAAGTATTTCGCCATCTGTCATCTCTTTAAGATTATCTAGCAAAGTAAAAAGGTAAGTTTTACTATTTACAGTTATTTCTTGCTTGCTTTGACATTTTTCAGCACTGCTATAGTAGTTGTTTACTGTACTAGATTTGTCACTGATGCTGTTTGAGACATTACCACTATTATATGATTGATCTATAGAAATAGATGATCCAGAAAAATCTTCAATTAAATCTGACTTGCTAATTCTTAAGTAATCCGCAAGTGCTTGCACTTTTCCCATTCGTGGCAGGCTTATTTTTTGTATCCATGTGTTAATTGCCTGCGGTGACACTCCAATAGCATCCGCCACTTCTTTTTGCGTTTTCCCTTCTTTTGCTAAAATTCGCTTTAAGTTCCTAGAAAATACTTCTTTTTGTTGCTCTTCAGTCATTGCCTCCTCCTTTCTACATCAAAATAGTACAATAATAGATTGATTAAGTCAACTAAAATACAAAAAAATTGTATTTTTGGTATTGACATCAATTTAAAATTGATTTATTATGTAAGTGTCGAAAGGAGGTAGCGAATGCAAGAACAAGTTTTTAAAATCAGTTTAGCAGCTGCAAGAGTTAATGCGAAAATGAGCCAAGATGAAGCAGCGAAAGCCTTAAAAGTATCAAAAACAACTCTTATAAATTGGGAGTACGGGGCAGCTGAGCCAAGAATTACTAAGGCGAGGGAAATAGCTGAATTATACAAAATTCCACTTGAGAATATTTTTTTTAATCATTAAATCAATTTAAAATTGATTAACGGAAGAAAGGAGGAAGAATGGAAGAATTACAAATTTTTAGTAATAGTGAGTTTGGTGATGTAAGGACGATATTAAGAAATGGGGAGCCAATGTTTTGTTTGGCTGATGCTTGTAGAGTCTTAGACATAAGCAATCCGAGCAAGGCAAAGACAAGGCTAAGAGAAGATGGGGTAACTACTAGTGAGGGCATCGACTCACTAGGAAGAACTCAAGCACTAAACTTTATCAGCGAGTCAAATTTATACAAGCTTATCTTTCAGAGCCGTAAAGCTGAAGCAGAGAAGTTTGCTGAATGGGTAACCTCAGAAATATTGCCAAGCATCAGAAAGCATGGAGCGTATATGACCGAGTCAGTGACTGAGAAGGCTCTGACCGATCCAGACTTTTTGATTAAGTTAGCGACAGAGTTAAAGCAAGAGAGAGCGGAAAAGCAAAGACTTGTAGAAGAAAACGCCAAGATGGTTCCAGCAAAAATTTTTGCTGATGCAGTTAAAACGAGCGGAACAAGCGTGTTAATAGGCGACTTGGCTAAGATCTTGCATCAAAATGGCATTGATATTGGACAGAAACGACTTTTTAGCTATTTGAGAGAAAATGGCTATTTGATCAAAGGGGGAAGCAGCAAGAATATACCAACGCAGCGAGCAATGCAGTTAGGCTTGTTTGAAATTAAAGAAAGTTGTTATGTAGATAGCAAAGGTGTGAATGTAGTAACGAGAACAACAAAAGTTACAGGCAAAGGGCAAATCTACTTTGTAAATAAATTTCTTACAAGAGATTAAGTAAGCAAAGAAAAGAAGGAAGAATGGAAGGATTACAAATTTTTAGTAATGCTGAATTTGGAGAAGTTAGAACTTTAGTTTTAAACAATGAGCCTTGGTTTGTAGGAAAAGATGCAGCTGGGATTTTAAGTTATAAAGACACAGCAGACGCAATTAAAAGGCATGTGGATGACGACGATAAGCTGACAAGGCGTTTCACCGACTCAGGTCAAAGCCGTGAAATGTACATTATCAACGAGTCTGGGCTTTACAGTCTTATTCTCTCAAGCAAGTTACCGACCGCAAAAAAATTCAAGCGATGGGTAACCTCAGAAGTACTCCCAGCCATTCGCAGAACAGGGGGCTATGGCGTGCAAGTGCCAAGAACACTAAAAGAGGCATTGCAACTAGCACTTGAGCAGGAGGAAAAGCTCGAAGCATTACAGCTAGATAATAGCATTAAGACGCAACAGATTGCGGAGCTTCAGCCCAAAGCGACATATTACGATCTGATATTACAGTGTAAAGACCTTTTATCGGTGACAGAGATTGCAAAAGACTACGGGATGGGTGCAATAGGGTTCAATAAAATGTTGTATGAGTTCGGTATTCAATACAAGCAAAGCGGAGTGTGGTTTTTGTATGCAAAGTATCAAAGCGAAGGCTACACACAGACAAAGACGCAAAACTACAATAAACCAGATGGCAGTCAGGGAGCAAGGACGCATATGTACTGGACGCAAAAGGGCAGATTATTCTTGTATGACTTTTTAAAGAAAGCTGGGCTACTGCCAACGATTGAGAGAGGGTAACTAAGATGAGAGATGCAAGATGGTGTCGGTACTACCGACATCATTAACTCAATGGCAGTAGATGATAATGGCGAAATTCAAGAAGTAGAGATGAAGTATACGACAAAGGAGAATTAGTATGACAAAGAAAGAATGGGATACATTAGCTAAGCAAGATAGAGAGGAATATTTAGAGAAGTATAAGGACTTTATGTATGATCGTCGCAATACATACAATTGTGAAGAATGTCCTGAAAACATTGATGAAAAAAGTCCAGCATTTGAGTATAGGCTAAAATGCGGGCAGTACAACTGCTGGGTTACGTGCCACTGTAACCAGCTGTAGAAAAAAAGAGAAGGGAGAAAGCAGGAATGAGGCAGCAGTTAAAAGAACAATTGAAAACAGATTACATTGAGTATGTAGAGATCGAAAGGCAAAGACTTGAAGAGCTAGAAGAAGCTAAAGAAGATCTTGAAGGGTTAGAGGAGAAAGTGGCATTAGTAAAAAATACACTATTTTTTATTTTTGTTTTTGCGATGGGTGTGGCTGTAGGGCTGCACCTGTAAAAAGGAGGAAGTGAGATGGTTCTACAAGAAGTGTTGTATAGATGGAAATTGTGCAAGCATTTGACCGACAAAGAAATTTGTAAGCGTTTGTGTATGTCAAAACCAACTTTTTACAAACGGAAAAGGGAAAATGGAACTCTAACCGTTACAGAGCTTTGCACGCTTGCCAAAGCTGCAAACTTGACAGATGAGGAAATTGTAAAAATTGTAAAAGACGCATAATAAGTAGAAAAGAGGACAGAAGGATGATTGAATTTGGAAAATTCCCAGTTTCAATTTGCAGCTATCAAAAGCTAGACCCAGAAAAAGAAGAGTTTTTTGAAGCAATTGGTGAGGTCTATCGAAGCTTTGACAATAGTTATTTTTTGCTCTTTTTAGATAATAATAAAATTACTATTTTTCTAAAAGATCGGACAAAGGAGCTCTATGTCAAGGAAATGACACTTATAGACCTTGCCTTAGAGCTTCTTATGTATGCACCACTTGAGAAGCAAAAAAGCAATAAATGGCTTTATGCACTTGACTGGCTGCCAATTCCAAAGCTCAGAAAAGCTAGTGTAGCGGATGCAAAAACTGAGCTAATTCCATTTTTTTATATTATAGATATTTTAACGGAGGCAAAAGAGGATGATTGAATATAAGGACTTAGAGAAAGTGAATAAAACTCTTTGCAGTATGGCGATCAAGGGCAAAGACTACATACAAGTAAATGAGCGAGTAAAAGGATTTCGAGCTTTAGAGCCTAATGGCTCAATCACAACTGAAATCATTTCATTAGTGGATGGAGTTGTAACAATGAAAGCGACTGTTTGCGACTGCATGGGGCATACGCTAGCGACAGGATATGCCCAAGAAAAAGAAGGGAGCACATACATAAATAACACAAGCTTTATTGAAAACTGCGAAACTTCAGCAGTCGGCCGTGCTCTGGGTTTCTTGGGCATTGGCATAGATGTTAGCATTGCGAGTGTTGAAGAAGTAAAAAACGCTCAAAGACAGCAAGAGCAAAAGCCAACAGTAACAGAGGTGGCAGCAGTAAAGGCGTTAATTAAGTCGCTAGATGTAGATGCAACGAAGCTTTTATCACAGTACAAGCAAGAAAGTTTTGAGACAATGCCTTATACAATTTATCTAAGTATTGTCAAAAAATTGGATGCAGAAAGAGACAGGAGAGAGAAGGGGAGGGATAATCGCACTGTATAAGCTCCTACAATGACCGCTATAGTGTTTTAGCGTGAAAAGCTAAGGAGATACAGAAACACAAAAAAAGGCTTTAAATTAAGAATATGGAGCTCAAAACGCCATGTACAAGCAGCGTAACCATTAACCACAGTACTGCTAACGACTATTAAAGTGCTACTTGTATATGCTTTGTAATGTGTCACGACAAAACAAAGAATTAGGCTAGTGAATTAAGTTAGATATATTCCAAAAGTTCACACAATGCCTATTGTTGAATTTTTGCGTAATAGATGCAAGAAATACACACAAAAAGATAAAAATGCTTTATATGGCGTTTTAAGAGCTTACAAGCAATTGATTAAAAGAGGTATGAAAGTGAAGTTAGACAAAGTGAAAAATATTGATGTTCGCACAAGAAAAGGCAAGTATTGGATTAGCTTAGATGGAAAGCTATTTATACAGTGCTATGATGAAAAAGATGCAGATAAGTGTATGGCAGGACTTGCGGCATTGATAAGAGATACGGAGGAAGCATAATGGCAACAGGGAAGAAGTATTATTGGATTAAGCTAAAAAAATCTTTCATTGAAGGTGACGCTTTTGACTTTTTAATGGCTCAAAAGCAAGGACCTAATTACATTGTCTTGTATCTTATGCTTTGTATGCAGACAATTAACACGAGCGGAACAATGGCACAGCAAATTGGCGAGGTAATTGTTCCGTTCGATGCTGCAAAAATTCAAAGAGATTGCAAGTACTTTGACTATGATACAATTGTCGTAGCTATTGAACTCTTTAAGAAGATAGGTCTTATTTATGAACAAAACGGCAATATATTGAGCATTTCGAACTATAACGAGCTAGTTGGCTCAGAGACAGACTATTCAGTTAAAAAGCGTAGGCAAAGAAACAAAGAAATAGAGGCAAAAGAGTCAGAAATTGATAAACCGTCCAAAAATATAACCATTGGTATGGACAGTGGTGGGGACAATGTCCCCACAGAGAATAGAGATAAGAGTATAGAGAATAGAGATAAGAGTATAGAGTTAGAGAATAGAGATAGAGGGGAGTCAAGAGGGGAACGAGCAACAAAAAGCGTTGCTCTTTGTGAGGCTAACGCCTCACTCATTATTGAAGCTTGGAACAGCCTAGGTCTTACAGCTTTAAAGAGCATTACAAATACACGATTGAAGCTGACAAAAGCACGCATAGCAGAATATGGCATTGACACTTTTATAGACACAATTATAAGCATCAAAGAAAGCCCATTTTTGCTTGGGCAGAATGCGAAAGGTTGGATGATTACTTATGATTGGCTAGTTAAGCCTAACAACTTTGTGAAAGTACTTGAAGGTAATTACAAGCCAAGAGCAGCAGAACGGCCACAAGAAAAAAAGTACACTTGGGCAAACTTTGACGAAATTTAGAAGGGGAGAGAAATGACAAGAGACGAAGTGAAGAAGGTAATTAGAATTATCAAAGCGGCATATCCAAGCTTTGCAAATAATGTTGAGCTTGTTGATTTAGTAGAAGCTTGGAGCGTGGTCTTGGCTGAAGATAATGCAAAAGATATTGAAAAAGCCTTGATGCAATTTATTCGTACAGATATAAAAGGCTTTCCGCCAAGCCTTGGGCAACTTACCACATTAGCAATGCCACAAATGCAAGAGACAGAAGAGAGCGAGCTAGCTGTGTGGTGTCAAGTCTATAAAGCAATTTGTAATAGCAATTACAACGCTAGAGAGGAGTTTGAAAAGCTGCCATCTGCTGCAAAGATGGCAATTGGTCGACCTGAGCAACTACAAGCTTGGGCGATGATGGATGCTAGTACTGTGTTAAGCGTTGGGCAAAGTAATTTTTTACGCTCATATCGTGAAGCAGTTAAGGTGATAGCAAATAACGCTGCATTGCCACCATCACAGCGAAAAGTAATTGAAGCCCCATCTTTTCCAAAGCTAGAAGAAGGCAAAATGGCAGTTATTGCCAATTTTGAAAAAAGGCAGATGCCACAGAAAATAAAAGAGAAATTTGCGAAGCTGAAGTTATAGATTTATAGATGTGCCATTAGAAGCCAGTGCAAGCAGGCAATACAATCGCTGTACCGCGATATGGCGATATTTAGCGAGCTTGTACCAGTGTTAGAAAGGAGTGTAATTGATAGAATTTAGATGCGGACGCTTGGATGGACTAAATGAATACACAAGAGCGAATCGCAGTAATGCAATGATGGGAGCAAACGCAAAGAAGAGAAATCAAAAGGTTGTGATGCTCGGATTATTGCAAGCTGGCCTATTGCATTACAAGCTTAGAACGCCAGTTCAGATTGTATATCGGTGGATTGAGACAACAAAGCGAAGAGATAAAGACAATATAGCCTTTGCGAAGAAGTTTATACAAGATACACTAGTGAAATTTGGCTTGTTGTGCAATGACGGATGGGGAGAAATAGAAAGTTATACAGATTATTTTGAAATTGGCGTGGAAAGTGGCGTGATTGTTACCATTTACGAGGAAGGAGATAGAAGTGGAGAGGATTAGCGAGAAGACACTACGAAAAATTATTGATTGTATTAAGCGTACAAGCAACATGGAAGCGTTGAACTCAAGAAAAAAAGAGGACATAAAAAAAAGAGTTCAAAGTTGGAGATAATTGCTATTTTTCTAGTCCAAAAGGTTGGAATGAGCAGTGGCACAAGTGCAAGATTATAAGATTATTGCCAAATCTGGTGATCGTTGAGCCACTAGATCAGAAATTTAGAAAGGTAAAAAAGGCTTATACAGCCTCATGCAATGAGCTGTATAATGGCATTAGCTTGAAAAGGGGAAGAATATGAGTTACAAAGAAAGGCTTGAAAGAGTTAAAGCACTGGCAATGGTAGCAGATAGAGAAGCAGAAGAATATGAACGCATCTTAAAAGGCTACAAATGGCGAGAAGTAGAAAGCGAGAAAGCCAAAGAAGCTAAGAAAAAGGCGGAGAAGAGTTGGGATGATAGCGTAGATTATGCTGCTTTAATACTAAGCGAAATTAGCACTAAAAACTTAACAGAGTTAGAAATCACAGTGCTACATCAGTTTTATTGGCTTGGGAAAGACTGGAAGGGAGTAGCGGCATTCGTTGGATATTCTTATTCACACACTAGAAGAATAGCGAACAAGGCTATCAAAAAGTTAAGCACAAATGATAGCACTAAGAGCGTATAATTAGCAAAAGAGCTTTCACTATACGCAAAAGCTCTTTTATAAATTAAAAAGAGATGTACTATTTTGTTGATGTCAACAAAATGGTCTATAGTGAAAGCACTTTTATAAATTAAAAAAGTGGGGATAGAATGGCAAGAGGGGAGAGTTACAAAGAGTTTGTTGAAAAGTTCAAGCCAAAGAAGACAACAGATGATTGCTATACACCGCCTGAAATTTGGGATGTCATTGTTAGATATGTAAAACGAGTGTATGGAGTCAATGAAGAAGAAATTTGCCGCCCATTTTATCAAGGTGGAGATTACGAAAAAGAAGACTACAGTGGAAAAATTGTTGTAGATAATCCGCCATTTTCGATTATCTCGAAAATAATTACTTACTATCTTGAAAGAAATATCAAGTTCTTTTTGTTTATTCCACATTTAACAGCATTTTCAGCAACGAAAGGACGATGTTGCACTGTTCTAGCAGGGCATCAAGTGAGATACGAAAATGGTGCGAAAGTCAATACTTCGTTTGCTACAAACTTAGAAGGTGGTATTTTTGTTCTTGATGCAGAGTTAAGGAAAGAGTTAAGAGATGCACAGAAGGCAAATACACAGACTAAAGTGGAGTTTCCTAGAAATTTCGTAACTGCTGCAAGGCTTACAAAGTATATACAAAACGGAAGAATAAAATGCACTAATGGAGTATTTGCAAGAGGGGTAAATGGCAAGCAAGCTTTTGGAGCTGGCATCTGGGTATCAAATCAATACATAGATACGATAGAAAAGGCAGCAGAAAAGGCAGCAGAAAAGGCAGCAGAAAAGGCAGCAGAAAAGTATCAAGTTTCAGATAGCGAGAAAGAAATACTCAGAAAATTGAATAAGAAAGATTAAAAAAGAGCAAAGCGAACTAGATAAGAAATGGTATAATAACTATGAGCTTAATTTACATAAGTTTCACCATATTTTCTTTCACTAAGCAAATAATCATTATTGCCATCGTTGCACAGTCTTTATTTGCGTACCTTCTTATTTTTTTATATTACTGTTTTGCTAAAAATAGACTTTATAGAAACCTATAGAGTCTATTTTTTTTGATTAAGTAAGATTAAAAAAGAGTAAAGCAAATCGTGAGGAAAAAGATTATAATAATATCGAAAATTCGATATTTAGTATTTAGTATTCAGCATTAAACATTCGGCAGTGAAGGAAAAAAGGGGACAAAATTTATTATTGTTCCCTTTTTTTCTATAAGGAACAAAAATGGGGAAAGTTTTAAGAGCGGATAAAGGGGCACAACGCTCAGCCTTTGAAAAACAGAAAAAGAAAATATTTGCAACACAAACACATTGTGGGATTTGTGGGCAAGAAGTAGATTTTTCTTTAAAGTTTCCACATCCTCTAAGTCCATGTATAGATCACATTATCCCAGTTGCGAAAGGTGGGCACGCTAGCGATATCAACAATTTACAGTTAGCACATTTGGCTTGTAATCGTGCGAAGAGTGACAAAATGGGAATTGCTCCTGTGCCACCTAGAGAGGAAGAAATAAAAAATAATGATTTGCCATGGTCGACAGATTGGAGCAAATACAAAGAAATAGTATAGTAGCAAGAAAAGAATACAAAAAAAGAATAGGGGGCATATCCCCCAAAGGGTGGAAGA